GCACTGTACTGCTTACGATGCAGCCGCTGTCCACTCGCGCACAATGCGCGCAGCATCCTCTCTTTGAATTCCGCAGATGCTGACGTATACACCATCAATTTGGTACCGCAGCCAGGCTGTCTTACGTAACACGCTTTGAAGGTCGGAACGGCCGGATGACTCTCTGCGCAGAAGCTCGCGCTGATAGTTTCGGCACGGACGTTTCAGCTCGGCAAGCGTTGACTTGGCCCCGTACTCCCAGTCCCGCCAGTCGACCCCACCCGAAGAGAAATTCGCGTGAGATTCGTCGAAGGTACGCTTGAGGGATTGCCTCATGCGGTCAGGCTGGAGTTTGAAGACCTCAGGCTGCTTGTCATTGAGCCATAAGAAGTAGTCCGTAAAGTATGCCTCGTTGTCTTGCGTCGCGACGGCGGCGTGCGTGAGGTAGCGCATCCGCTTCAACTGGTGAGCGATCCCCTGGCGTGGCTTCTCAGGGTATAGCGATATGTCGACCCACTTGTCCAAAGGGCGGCCATGCAGGCCATTCCGATTCCAGCAACCTAGGAACGTGGCACCCGGCTCATCTCCATACGACGAAAGACGACCGATGTTCCAACTGCCAGCAAATATACCAAAACGCCTTTCGAGCAGGCGTTGGATGTCTGGTGGCGTCATTCCTGGTGGCAAAACATTGTTTCTGAAACCGACAAGTGTGTCATCGCCATAGATCCACAAGTCTATGTCGCGCGGCCTAAATCCTAAGCGTGTCAGAGTTGACGTCATAGCGATCCAGTTGCAGAATGAGTCGAGTAGTGATGTCCATGGCCCGCTCCAGTTCCCGAAAGTGCATCGGTACACCCAACCGCCTGGGAGAATGATGGTCTTGATGATACAGTGGGCCATCTCATGCAGGATTCTCCAATCCCACTCTTCCCCGGCTGGCAGTAGTGCCCTTATCATTCCGAATGCCGAAACGAGTAGCGGCTCAGCCAAACGAAAGCCGAACCTTTTATGGTCAATCTCGAAC